CTACAAAACTTATGCCCGTTGTTTCACCAATAAAACCAAATATCCCGTTATCTTCTTTAAAGATGTCGTACTTTTCGACACCATCGACCGCGGTCCAGCTAATCGTAATTGTGTTCGTCGTCGATAGCGCGGCTGAATTTGCAGACGTAAAATCGCGAGCAAACGTGCCTCCAGACGTATACCCGGTATGTGCTGTTCCATCTTCGCCGCGAAGTTCAAACGTGTTGGTCGTTTTGCCTGCAACGACAAACCGCCGACCGTTCAATTCGGTCATGCCGACAACGCCAGCTATATGTATCGTGTCACCATCATTTAGCGCATGCCCGCTAGACGTAATGACCACGGGGTTTGCTTGCGTTGCAGCGGTCAATGCGGTGGTTGACACGATCCCCGGCAAGGATTGTTCGAGAGTGTCTTCCGCGACCGCGACAACTTTGTAAGCAAAGTTCAACGATCCGCCGGTTGCGGCACTCGCTGACAGACCCGTTGGGAATGCAATTGCCGGCTCGAATGTCGGGGCGACCAGGGACCAAACAGTATGGTCGGTTCTAGATAATTCCCGCGGATCGTGGGACGGGTGCACCAAGGTGAGAACATCGCCAGACTGAGCATATTTTAACTCCGCTAAATCAGCTGATGGGTACGGTGTTACGACTGTATGAACACGCTCTGCTTTCCCCGCACTCGAATAAGAAGAAAACCCAGAACCGTTCACGTTGACGCCCGTTACCTGTGATTGCAGTTCGAATGTGTTGGTTGTCACGTTCGCAATTGTAAAACGGTTCTGGTTCAATTGGGTCATGCCAACGACTTCGGTAATCCGAACCTCGTCGCCGTTGCTGTACCCGTGAGCATTTGCGGTAATCACAACCGGATTTGCTTGCGTTGCACCGCTAATTGTTTTCGCCGTTTCTAAGACGTGGCCGCCATTGCGGATCGGCCGCATAGCCAAGTTGGAAAATTCCAGAGCATATGTATCACTGCTACTGCTTTCGAATGGTATAAGGCGCACCGCACTATTATGCGATTTAGCTGGGCCAACAAACTCAGTTCCTGGGCGATTGGCAATGCCACCAGACGAATAAACCAGGGCATTTTTCGCTGTACGCAAAGCGATCGCATATTTGGAAACATCGACGCGGCCGTACAGCGCGGGCGCGATTTCGCCAGAGGCGAACGATGGTTGTAACAACTTTACCATCGAGTACGAATCCACTCGCTGTCACGCGGAATTTGATCGATGCCTTCCTGTGCAGCTGAACCGCTCGCAGTTCGAAGAACCGTGGAATAAACTTTAAAGACCTGTTGTGATAGGTCTGGATCCCCGGTTATCTGAAAAGCAATATTCGATGCGATACGATAACTCAAAGCGTCAATAAATTTTGAACTGAACAGCGTCGGATCAATTTGATCAAAAGTGAAAATTAATTCAGCTTCCTCAAGGTCCGTTAGAATTGACTTTAGTGATCCATCAGCAATCGTTTCAACTGTAAAGGGAATGGCGTCGGCTTCTTTACCGACAGGGTTAACAATCCACCGTGCTTTGACACAGTCGCTTGGATAAACATATCGAAAGCCCCACTCCGCTGGAGGATCCTCTCCGGAAAGCACCGCCAAAACCTGACGCTTGCGTGCGAACGGCCAGTTGAAATCTTCGAGCACCTGGTTTCGCGACCAGTCAAACCAAAGCTTACACACCTGTGCTTCACGACTGGACTCATCGAGGCTTTCGATCGATCCCTTCGCGCCAACATGCGATAATCCCATATTGCAAATTTGAACGCTTGAAATTGCTGGCATTCACCTATTCCTCAACGGGTTCTTCTTCTTTCATTTTACGAGAACGCTTTGTCGGTTTTTCTTCATCAATTATGACCGCATCCGCCGGCAGGGTGATGCCGTCCGGTATTTCTACCAAATCGACACCACCCTGAAACCGCGGATGGTCAGGAATGATAAAGTCTCTTTTTAATAAGACTTTCATTCCTTACCCCTAGTTCTCGGCGTCAGCGTAAGCTTTCCAGCCATGCGGTTCAGCTGTGATGAAAGCCGAATACGTTCCGCCGGTTGTCGTGGCCGTACCGATAATTAACTGCACGCCCAGGAAACGCTCATATTCGTTTCCTTCGAGGGGCAACGGAATCACTTTCGTGTGACCCGCTGTCATCACCGTGAACGCCTCGGCACCGGTATCAATGTGACCGGTTGACGTAGTAGCGTTGATCGCAGCACTGGCATCCGACCGGAGTCGGAATTGCACAGTCGCTGATCCTGACGAAGCAAACGCCTCATCAACCTGGATGACCAGGTAAAGCGGTTGACCATTGCCCATATCGCGAGCGACCTCTAGGTCAACCTGGTTAGTTGCGAGGAACGTACCAGCGGACTGACTTCCGTCTTCTCCGTTGGCAAACTCTAAACGTGAATCCATCAACATGATGAAAAACTCCTTTCAAGAAGATTAAGAAACAGCCGCTTCATCTGGCGCCAAAGCGTCAGTTCTGCGAACTGGTATGCCGTCATAAGTAACAACGTGCTTACCGCCGACTTGCTCCATAGTGAGCGTCGAAGATGACACCTTGTTGGCGATTTGCCGGCGCAAGAACGACTTAATCGTGCGCGAGCAATAGAACGCCGGGCGACCCATTCCGAGAGATGGAATCAACTCGCAAGCTTGCGCCATCAGGTCGGTCAGATCGGCAGAAGATCCCGACACATCTTTAGTCAGGTTCGACTTGTCGATGTTGGCAATACGAACGGCATAACGCCAATCACGAACAGAGAGTCCGCAATCCCAGCGATAGTGCGTCCGGTATGCTTCCATCCGGCCGTTTGAGCCATCGATGTTTTCAATGGTCACCTGGCCCTTGTCGGTCATTGTCAGACCGGCGGTCGATCCTTTCGGATAGATGCCATGGCATGTGTTCGGACCCCAGACAATCAGCCAAATTGACGTATTGTCTGAACCAGATCCACCGGCATTTATGATGTTCTCGGCATTGCTTGCGGACAATGAATTGTACCGCGGTGCAAGTCCGGTGAACTCTTCCGGATTGGTAGCCTCGTCACCAAAGAAGAGCGTATCAACGTACTTCTGGTTGATGCCTTCTAAATGTGCCCGATCTTCCGAAAGTCGGAAACTAGCAGTGTTTCCATTGAGGTCGGCAAGCGCCTTATCAACTTCGGCATAGGCTTCCAGCATGCCCGTATTGTCGGTCACCTGCACGGTGGTTGACTTCGTCGGTTGGACGCCGCCGTACAATTTACGGAAAGTTGGTGTGGGTAATCCTGTCCGAATTGTTGTCCGGTGACCGGTTGGCAAGTTGCCTTCGATCATCGTCGCATCTTCCAGAATTTCGTTCGTCTCGTTGAGAATCTCAACAATTGTGTCGATCTTCCCGTCTGGATCCATTCGTCGCGCAACATCCGCGAGCGTCGGATTAGTGGTTGCAAGTGCAGCCATTAGACTAACTCCTTATTTGTGATGACCACGCTTGCGCTTTTGTCATCACGGTTTACAAAAAAAGGGCATGATTATTCTTGCCCCATACTTGGGTATAGAATTTGCTCCGGTGTTTTAGGCCCCGTCGTCTGACGCCCTGGCACCATTGCATCTTCCGATATCGCCTTGCCGACACGGGACATTAATCGAATGAATTCCGGGTGATTCCCGGCACCGGTTATTGTCATCGCCTCGTCAAGTTCTGGTGTACCAAACTGTTTTAAAGCTCTCTTGGCATCGCCAAGATTGCTTTCAAACTTTTCCCCGCCGATCTCTGGATCAGCTTTGGCTTGATCAACCCACGTTTGCTGCGTATCTGCCCAAAGTTTTTGCTGGTTTTCAGTCGCCTCAACCACTGCTTCAGTGTAAAGATCGACAAATTTCTGTGCGTTCTCTTGATCTAAGCCGGCCTCTTTTGCGATCGGCTTAAACTTATCGAGCGCAGCGTCATCCATCTCTACGCCTTCCGGCAGTGTGAATGCTTCGTACTCACCAGGAGCGTCTTGCTTTTCGTCACCATCAGTGTCCGACTTAGCGTCTTGCTCTGACTCTGCTTCGTTTGCAGCATCTTCATCCGCGGAACTTTTGCCATCGAACAAACCGTCAGCTTGCGCTTGTGCTTGATCTTCTGGCGAAACGTCCACGGATTCTGTCTGATCGTTATCAGCTACATCGACGGTTTCGGTGTTATCTTCCGCCGGTGTCAAAACTGTTTCCTGATCATCCATTCTTCAAAAACTCCTCTTCATTTTTCATCATCATTTTTGCATACGCAGCTGGATCAGCTGCAACAATTTCACTTAACACCCAAAGTCCAACTTCGCGCTTGCCTTCGTTAAAGAATGTTTGCGAGTTGCCTGTGAAAGATGTCTCGTAGAGCTTACATCGAGCGAGCAACCGCCAGAAAAATTCTTGACCGCCTTCCTCCGCAAGGATGTGCCGCATTGCGGACAGTTGATCCTCTCGACGTATCTTGGCCTTAGTTTTTCTACCCTTAACGTGTTGTTCGTCGCTTGAATCATAAGCTAGTTCCTCACTCACAGTCCGAGTGCCCCCTGTAATGCGTTACGCTCTGTTGCTTCACCTTCATTGGTGATCGGTGTTTGCCCCATGTTTCGCCCGGCTTCGCTTGCCGTCTTCGCTAATTCAGCCATTTGCTGCATCTGTTGCATTTGCTGACGTTGCTGTCTTATCTGCGCGACAACCTCGTCATCTCGAACAACTCTGGGGTCAACCCCAACCATACTTGTGAATTCGTCAACGGCCTGGTCAAGATCAATCTTATCCAAGACTGATGGATCCGCTTGCGCGAGAGCGCCAACGAATTCGGTCGATTGTTGTAAGGCGCCAGTCCCGATCGCTTTCTGGGCTTGAGCCATAACACTTATATACTCGATCTTTAATGGCATGCCGGTCAGGGCTTCGGGGATTGGTGGCAGCAAATCATTCCGCGCCATGATTGCAAAAGTGCGATCGATAAGTGGGTCAAGAAGCGATCCATGAAGATTCTCTAGCACTGGGCCGATTCCTAATAATTTCTCGGAATGGCGTTCGTCTATTTCCCGAGCCGTGATCTGTCTTCGATCACTGTTCGCCATCATTAGAAACAGGTCCGCGTAAAACGCTTTATTAATCCGTGTTTCGACTTGCTGAATGTCTTGCATCAACTCAACGATCCGCGGATTAACCTGATAAATCGGCGCCAATCCTTCTCGCGCCTGGTCATTATCGTAAAGCGTCAGGCCGCCCGGTAATGAATTGACCGGTATGTTGCGAAGACTTGATGGGCCTTTTAGCGGTGGGCTC